AATCACGAGTATTAACATCTGCACCAAATTGTTGATTAGGTACAATACCAATCCAAGCATTTTGAGCAAACAAGATTGAACGTCCACTGCCGTCTTTGATTGTTAAACTAAACAAGCCTTGACCATTACGAGTGTTCTTGTCATAGTTGTACAAGTTATAAAGTACATCATTAGAAGATGATGTTTGTGCTAGTGATAATGTTGCCATACCACTTTCGTCTGCACTATATGTACGAGTTGTATCGTTATCAACACCAACGTATTTCTTCCATGTATCTTGGCCACGCTCAATATTGATTTGACTGTCATCAGCAAAGCCACTAACTTGGTGTACAACACCTTTAGCTTTTTGTTGGATAATAACAACAACATCAATAGGAGAATAAGTATTAATTCTACCGCTCATTATTTATCTCCTTATGCGTACACTGTGCCAGCAACACTAACAGCACGAATAGCACCAGCTAAACGGGCAACAAATGTTACATTAGGCAATACACGAGTGGCTCGTTGTGCGCTAGACAATGCAAGCACATTAGGAACGCTAACTACAGGCTCAGGGTCAGAGGCTAAACCACCAACTTGAATACCTTCTAGCATAACCTTACGGATAGCACCTTCAATAGCTGCTGCACCTGCGGCTGTATATCCTAACTTACGAGTATTAACCAATAGAGTCCACAAGTCTTCTACAATACGGGTTTTTAACCATGCTGCAAAAATGATAACATCAATCCACTCACCAGAGGCAACTTTGCCGCCAACAAATATATCAACACCACCTACAGTCTCAAATGTAGAACCGCGCTTACCTTGAATATAGCCAACCTCAGCAGATGTCAAAGCGTCAGCTACTAAACCAATAGCTGTCTTTTGTTCCCATGTATTACTGCCTGCCTGTTCAGGACAGAAGCGACCAACAAAGGCACACTCAGCAAATGTTGAAGCACTGCCACTATATAAGTAGAATGTGTTATCATAGTTGAGAGCTTTAAGCTTACTGAAAATATCCGTAGTGGACGATGTTTTAATACCTGAATCACTAGACGAGAAGCAATACACTTTTTGTGCTGTTGCTTTGATACTTTCAATATATGCTGCAATAAGCAACACATGAGCCTCTGTGTGTGTCTCAGCATTAAGGACAAACCACTCATCATTGGCTGTACGAACAGCAGCGATAGTGTCGTTCCAAGCCTCTGTTACAGAACCATTAACACCAACCAAGTTAGTTGTTACGGCATAAGCTGACCAGTCAGCACCGCTAGTTGTTACAGACAAATCTAATGTGGTTGTAGCTGCACCGACAGTGATACCTGTAATACCTGTCTCTGCTGTAATAGCTGCTTTCAAACCTGTTACAATCTCGGCTGCCGTAGCACTTGCATCAGACGTAAAAGTTACAGTGTAACCATTAATTTTTAATGTATATACAGCACTATCAGCAACAGTTGGTGTGAATACAATGCTAGGCACTTGTCTACGACCAATAATCACTTTCTCTGGTGATACATTTTGTGCAAAATATCGTTGAGCTGCTTTATATACATTAGATGTAGATGTAAAGCCAATCTCTGTAATTTCTGTTAAGCTGTTAAATTCTTTAGCGCGTTCACTAAACACTGTATGTTCAGCTACAAAACACGGAATAGTAAAAGATGCTCGTTGAATTACTCTTGTTTCTCGTGTAATCGACACATCAATAAAATCATTGACAGTAGTCATTTTATCTCCTAAATCTAAGCCCCAATTGTGAGGGGAATTGTTATATCTTCCAAATTGAAAGAGCTACTCGTTGCCCCATAGGAGCTTCCATACGATAAACCGTAACCGTACTCCACTGCTTCTGCTAAAGAGTATTGCAACGTACCCTCACCATCTACTGACGTGATAATTGGAATTACCATCTCATCAATGTGTTCATAAGCGAATGTAATATCTATACCTGTCACTGTAAATACGCTAGTATCTCTCATAACAGGCACTTGTCTTAGTCCCCCTACCTTTAAGATAGATAACCCTTTATCAGAGAATATGTATCTTGTAGGGGAGAACTTAAATAATGCTTCAAATTGTTTTGCTATGCTTGCGGCAGATGTAGAGCTTGTAGAGGTAGGCTTCTTACCTGTAAACTCAAACCTAACAACTGCCTCATACACTGTATTGATTTGTTGTTTTAGTGTTGTTCCATTAACATATAATGTCTCAGTGCCTTTAGATATTGCTGTATCACTGATGATACTACACATTACATAAGTTGTTGTAGGCTCTACACCATTACCGTATTCCCATATAAATTTAACACCAAGCCCTAAAGAGTTAGCAGCACTAGCAATTGCATTTTCTATTGTATCGTATGTTGAGTCAGCTATAATTGCCACTATACTAACTCCTCTCTAATACAAATAGCTTTAGTGTGGTTTAAGACACCCATGACATAAGTGTATTCTTCTTTAACATCGTGTTGTACACCCTTCCATAACACCTTATCGCCTTTCTTTAATAGAGAGCCTTCTTGTGTCATGCTTAATGGTGTAGTGGTGTAGAGCTTAATAGCTTCTTGGCTTGTATCACCTGCTTTACCTTCTTTATCTCTACGCTTAACTAGGTGGGGTTGTACATTAGCTGTTATTGTAAACTCTGTGTATGTTGGTTCTACCCACCTACCGTTTGTATCATAACTCCCTGTATTTGTTCTACGCACCGTAACAGTGGTACTACCAACAGAAAGAAATCTTGGTGTTAGCATATATTAGCTCCTTGTCTTTCTTCCTTTGGTTGCCTCTTTTGCAATAGGCTCTTTAACATCATCACTTACATTGCCAATGACTACTTTATTCTTACCATACGCTTTAGGACTTATCACCATCCATTGTAGTTTATTTCTAAGCTGCCCTGTCTCAATAAGAATATCTAGTGGGTAGCCTTTACGTCTTTTCTCTGCTATTGTTCTAGGTCTTAATTCTGTGAAGTTGCCTGCATCAATCTCTTGTTGAACAGTTTTACAAAGGTTTAATGCGAAGGCTCTTAATCTATGTTGGAAAGCATTCTCTACACCACCTTTAGTATTCTTTACTCGCCCTAATAGCTCTTGGCCAAAGAGGAAAGGAACAACTTTAGGTATTAAAACCTCTGCTTTACTAATGCTTTGAGTAAAGAATGGTCTCTTCTTATAACCACCTTGTCCTGCTGCTTGCCTATATTCGTGCCACATAGCAATAACAGCAACAGGTAGTCCATGCCTTTTATCAGATGGAGAGTCACCTTCATAAGTCTTATCGAAGTAGCCCCATCTTATTTTCTTCGTTCCAAAATCAACTAACCGCTTTTGCAGCATATTTAATTCTGTTAGGTCTATCTTTACTTTATTTTTCCAAGATTGGCCTCTTTTAAGTTTTACAGCCATATCTCACCTCAGTTATTAAAAGGGTTTTCAGGATATAAAACAGGGTCTTTCTCATAAGATGGTATGCCATCTGTAAAACCAATATAGAATTGTTTCTGTACAGCATCAGCATCATTAGCCCTAGTAGCCATATCAGAACGGCTTATACCACCAGCAAAAGGTATTGCAGTAATGGAGTCTATAGATGGGTTAGTTATTGCTAATTTAACAGCGTCAAGGTAGTTACGGAAGTAGTCGCTGCCGTACACTTCAATATCACCTGCACGTTCTCTTGTATATCTTGAAAGGGCAAACAACAAAACGGTGAACAACTCTCTGGTTGCTCGTCTTTCATTCTGTTCATTTTTAGTATAGTAATATGTGTAGGTAGCATCATCAAGTATCTCTACAGGGTAGATGTCACCTACATTTAATCGTAAGCGGTCTATAGCTGACGTTGATGGTGATGCGGTATAAGCCATAATCTTTATCCTTTAGTTTATGGCTTAACCTTTTGTTAGCCTGTTAATCTTCTTAATCAATCGTCTATGTTCACTTCGTATTCTAGTAGTGCTTTGTAGGCTCTTGGGTCGATGGCATCTTTATATTGTTCGGCTACTTGTTTGATGTAGGCTTCTTTGAAGGTTTTGTAAGCTTGGAATGCTTGTTCAGGTGTAGAGTATCTTCCAATCTTCTTTTTCCTCCCTTCAAACATACAAGATGCAGAGTACCTTAAAGAAGATTTCTCAAAACATACACCGATGGGCAGTTCTCCTCGATGTGCCTTACAACCAAGTATTAAGGTATTTAATTTTGGAGGTAAGAATACGCAAGTATCTTCACTATAAATCTTGTTACCTTTAAGTAGTAAATCCTTATCAAGATGCCAACCATCCTCTCCAAACCCTATTTGTTCTTGACACCAACTATAGAAGTAAGAATAATATTTAAAGTTTTCTGAAACAGTGCAACTTTTATATGTTGGAAAATTTTCTTTGCGTTTGTCGCAACCACACCTTTCTAACATTCTTTTCCAAAAAGCGTACTCGTTTGTCATTCTTGTAGAATCAAATCTCGCTGGTTTACTTCTATCGTTAACCCCTATACCATACACTAATTCTGTCATAAGTACCTCTACTATAAAAGAGGTATTATACTATAATAATTGTTGTCTTTCAATATTTATTTAATTATTAAAAGCCTCCCGAAGGAGGCTTCAATCTGCTTGTTAAGTAGAAGAGTACAAACGAATAATTAATTGGGGTCGTTTGCAAACATGAACAATATTGGCTTCCGATTCAAAGCTGATACCGTTGCCTTTTGGATCGTTATACTGGAACACATAAGCTTCCATACCTACAGTGTTTACCAAGTCCATTTTCAATGCAGGCGCAGCGAAAGAACTGAAAATGTCAGTTAAACCTGTTGGAACTAAACGACATTCACCTGAAGGGATGTAACGTGTGCCATCAGGCTTCAAACCACGATATTCAACAAAACGTACACCGCCATGAATAAATTCACGAGTACCTCTTGGAAGGTCACTGTCCAAACGGTTACGCAAAGGCTCTTGTGTAGAGCTATAGTATTGATAAGCAGACTGCACTTTAGGGTGTTTGATTAAGTTAGCAAAGAACTCAGGAGAGCAAATAGCTACGAAACCTGTAATACTGTCTGTGCCATCAAAACGGTTGTCAGTGATGTAAGCAATCCCTTCTTCAATCTTACCAATAATATCAGTAGTAGAAGTACCGAACACAAAGTCAACTTCTTTACGGGTAACAGAAAAATCTGTGTAGTAATTAACAGATACAGTGCCGTTAGGTGCGTATACAGTACCATCTTCTAACAACTTAGCGCGAGCAACTTCCATCAAACCAGCGTGTGCGCGGCGAATACGGTTCAACTCACGCGCTACAGCAGCAGCTACAGTGTCAGCTTGGTCATTACTACCGTAAGCGGTTTTGCCTTGAATTTGTTCAGGACTAATAAAACCATCAATAGGGTAGTGAGGAATAGGATAAGAACGTAACTTACGAACTGCATCCTTAGTGTACACGTTACGTTGACCACGAACTTGGTCAACCATAACTGCTGTGTTTTCAATAATATCTTCAAAAGATACAGTGTTAGTTGTAACACCTTGAGTTGCACCGAAAATACCTAAACGGTTAATCACGTCCCATTGCAAAGGAATGGAAAGTAATTGTTCTGTACGGTCAATAACTTCAAAGTTGTTAGTATAACTACGAACAATCGCCATGTTTAATTCTCCTTATTAAGCTACGACAGGGAACGAACCGATTTGACTACGGCAAATAATACCGATAGCTTCGAGTTCACTGTATAATTTTGTTTTTTCTGCCGTAGTGTCAATTGACGCACCATAAGTCAGAGTCTCTTTACCAACGATAGCTGCACCACGAACTAACGCGATAACAGAAGTATCAGTAGTAGCTGCAATAGTAGAGGTAGAGAAGCTACCATCATTTGCAGAGATATAGATTGCACGAGCTACAGCACTACCATCAGTAGCGGTTGCTTCAACTTGCTTGTACTTGTAGTCACCAACAACTTCAACTGTCCAGCTATCACCAACCACGAAATCAGTTGCGCCATCAGCTAAAGTGAAAGCTAGTTCATTAGAATACGCTACAGCTACAGTACCGTAACCAACTACGCTATTGCTTGGGTCACGAACAATAAAGTCACCAGCGTTAGTGGCTGCCTTAATAATCGTAATGGTGTAAGTACCGCGTTTTGCTTTACCTGTTGCTGTAACTGTACCGATAGAGCCGTTACCAGTGTTACCTGCGGCTGCTGTAGGTGTTACAGAGGTGGATACGAAAGTTTTACCTAACACTGTACCAACTGGATAGGTTTTAGTACCAGCTTCATACACGGTTACAACGTCACGGCAAATGCCAACGCTTGCTTCTTGCTCATATTTAACAACAGCGTTAAAACGTGTTGCCTCAGTTGCGATTACAGTCATTTATTAATCTCCTAGATTACTGTTTTGGGATATATTTGGCTTTAAGGATTTCAGCTACTTTGTCAACAGATTCATCTGCCTGACTACCAGCTACACCTTTTTCTTTCAAAGCTTCGGCTTCTAAATCCGCACTGCTTTTAAAGGATTTAATAACAGTAGCGAATGAAACATCATCTAATGGAGACAATGATTTAAACAATTCTGCTGCTTCTTCTTTTGGCTTTACAGCCTCTAACTGTGCTAAACGAGCTTTCTGTACGTTAGCTAATTTCTCAGCTTTCATTACTTCAACCTCGTCTTTAGCTTTTTGTACGTCTGCTAATGCAGTTGCTAATGCACTATCTAAAGCGTCTTTAGCTTTTTGTAATTCAGCTAATTGTGTTTGAACAGCGTTCAACTCATCTTTAGCCTTTTGTACTTCCTTATCCACAGGAGTCTCCTTTTTACTTTGTTTTACTGGGTTTTTGGATTTCTCAAGATAAGCCTCAAACTTGCCTTGTGTACTCCTAATGGACAGCAAGGAAGCCACATTCAAATCTTGAATAGTTTCTTTACCCTCTTTCACAGACTTTAGAATCTCAACCGAGTTGATAAAGTCTTGTTTCTCTTTTTCACACTCTGCTTTATAATCTTCCCAAGACATATCACTCTTTTCTTGTTCAGACATATCCTCTTCGTCTTTGAAGCCTAAGATTGCTGTTAACACCTCTGCTTCGTAGTTGTAGATATTAAAGAACTTCTCTAAGAAATCTTCAAAAGGTAGTGTCACTTTAACCATTGTAGCTTTTTCAATGTCAGCATCTAAAATGTCATCTACAGACTTCATTACTAAAGCCTCTGTATAGCCATTTGCTGCCCCGCCTTGACTAGAGTGTACCAACGCTACATGGTGTGTAGGTTTATCAAATCGGTACTCATGCACTAGACGTTTAGCCTTCTTTTGTTCTTTTTCATCACTCATTATTTAATTCCTGATAAACGGCTGTAGCACCAATGCTAACACCTTGTATTTCGTTATTCTTGACCATTGCCCACAATAGTTCACTGTCTGTATCGCCTTCGGGGAAGTGCCACCACTGTAACCAACTACCTTTCTTAACCTCTTTACCTGTATCAGTTGTAAAACCTACGGGGGTAATAAAGGATTGTTCAATCTTAGCTTTCTCAGTATTGATACGGTGGAACAGGTTAGCTTTATTGCATACACTGTTAAAACTGATACAGGCTTTCTCAACACACTCTTCTGTGTTAGTGTCACCATGTTCATCAATTTCATTGGGTGCTAATACAACAAACATTGCCCTACGTTGTTCAACATCAACAGCTTTGGTTACTTCAACAGTTGGCTGTACGTCTTTCAATGAACTACCATCTAAACCAAATGTGCTAGTAAGTAGTACGGCTAATTTATCAGCTAACACTTCCACCACGCTTTTCTTTACATTACTTTGTGCCATTACGCTGCGTTCTCCACGTTAAGGTCTGAAGTGTTATTAGTTGCTACTGTATTCTTACGAGTACCTTCACCACTTGGAGACATAAACCCATCACCACTGCGAGAAGTAGCTGCACCTAATATAGTGTCCAACTCCTCTTGTGTTGTGTTAGCATCAATACGGTGAGGTAGGTCTACCATCTCAGCAATAGCGTTAACATTGTCATAAGTTTTAGCAATCAAGCCTGTAGCTGCTAGACGTTGAATAGCTTTAGACATAACTTCTAAGTCAGCCTCTTCAATATCGCCATAAACAAACTTAGGAAACTCTTCATCGTCCCACCCATTACGCTTAAACAAATCAGGTATTAAGTCTTGGTTTAGTACGTCTTGAATCTCTTGTAATCTTGACTCAATGGCCATAGATAACATATTGGTTTTACTATCAGCTAAACTGAAACTGCCTACGCCGTCTTGACCTAAACGGATTACATCACAAAAGAGAGTTGTTAGGATTTTATTATCCCAACGTGTAATGGCATCATTAATATACTGACTACCACTGTTCTGAACAGACAACAAAGAGAACTTAAAATAAGGCATCTTTGTTTCGGGGTCATACATTAACGGTGTAATTAAACCTGCTTGCTCATTGTTATGTAGATTAGTAATAATCTTTTGGTACATAGCATAAACAGCTTTATCTGCTGTACTTGCATCTTCTGCCATATACTTAGGGTGAAGCTCTAAATGAGGTACACCACCCATATTACGGCTATAACCTACAGCCTCAATTTCTTCTAACTGTGTTCTAAACTTCCAAGCTGTATAGCAACCAACTAAAGGCGAAGTGCCTTCGGGGTTGTCTTTAGCTACATCTGTACGGAACAACATAAAAGATTTACGAGGTATTTCAATCTTACCCTTGTACATCTCAGGAGAATAACGTGCAGCATTTAATGTTGATAATTGTTGTTCAACACCTACTAGGTCTCTGCCATCATCACTAAACTGCCAACGGTATATACTATCTTGTGAGCGAATAGGGAGTTTACGAATACCCATCAACCCATCATTGTACTTTGACCCTTGATTCTTATAGCGTCTACGGAACACTTTCTCGTTGACACAGAATCCAAAAGTATATACACTCACAACTTCTTTAATAAAACTGAACCATGAGTGTTCCATGTCACCCATACACTGTTCAACAAACTTAGCTTTAGCTTTATCTAATTCAGTCTCGCCTGTTGGGGCTACACTCCACTTTACACGACTAATCATTAGCTCAAAGATACCTAAAGCAGCTTTAATAGTTGCATCTGTAGACATCTTACGGAATGTTTTTACTGATTGTGGGAAGCGTAGTTCGCGCCTAGCTTGTTCTAATACTTGTCCGTTACTTACTTGTAACCCTGTAAAGCCTTGTTCTTGTAACTTGATTCTAGGGATTGTTCCTGTGCCAGTAGTGAGGCTACTAACGTCAGCTTCTAATTCCACATAGCCTCCTTATTGGTAATAGCTTAGAATTTAAAACTATTGGTTGTTGTCATATCAGGGATTGAAAATGTTGGTATGGTGATGTACGATGCTAACAGCATGAACGAATCCCCACAACTATCAACTTGATCGTCATGTCTTTTCCTAGAACGTATTCCATCAAATTCACTTAATTCTTTGATGAACGCTTCGTTCCAATCACCCTGTACAATCTTTACACTTCCTGATTCGCTTGCAGCACAAAATGGTGCAAACCTAATAACTTTACTTTGATTAGCTGCCTTAGCTTTGGCATAGAAGCCCTCATTAGCTAAGTCTCTAATGATAGATGAGGCATAAGCCTTACCTGCTGCTCCAGCATCTTGTGGTACAGCAATGATAACATCGTCACCATCTTCTTTAGCAACAGCTAATATCTTCTCGTAAACCTCGCCAAAATTAGCTCTAAAGCGTACAACATCTTCAACATAAGAAACACCGTTCTTATCTCTCGACATCAATACCCCTGCTGTATAGTCAGGGTCAGGGTTAATATCAGACTTTAATGTTCCTGCAATATCCCAAGCTCTTACACGCTTAACAACATTCATCGGTTGTAACGGAACTACTTCACACCATTCAGGCCGCCAATAACTAGCTGACTTCTCAGCAGCATTCCAACAACCTAATAACAGCCTTGCACGTTCAACATCTTTTAAACCTTCTAGCCAACCAACATATTCAGGGTTTATCTCCATTAAAACAGGGTTATCTCTGACTGTAGCGGAAATGAATTGAAAACTCAGTGGTGTAGGGTTAAATGTTGGTGTAAGATACTCGTCTATTAGCTCTTGCTTACTATCGCCCCATATCATCATATCGTCTTTACGAATGAAGTAACGGATAACACCATCTCTTTCAGGGATAGGGTAGCCATCTTCATCAAGATACCACTCAATCCATTTATGGAGGTAGCAATCTTTAAGTGGGTTACAAGTAATACGCATTTTAGGTAACACTTCAGGACAAGCAGGGTTACGCATACGAGACATTAAATAGAGAACCATTTCTTCTATATATTGTTGTCCTTCGTCAACCAAGATTTCATTGGCTTGTAAGCCTTGAAAGTTGTCCTTTGAGTTGATACTTTCAAAATGTCGTAGGTGAACTTCTGCACCACTTGAGAATACAAACTTGTTCTTTTGGGCTTTATACTTAACACCACTATCAACTTTCTTAAATAGCTGCATCGCTGTGTCAATAACACCACCTGCACCTTGTAATTGTGGGGTTGTTCTACGAGTAATTAAGCCTCTAAAGTTTTTATGTTTAATGTGTTTAAGGAAGTCCATAATCCCTAAGAATGTTTTTCCACTACCTGCCGCCCCACCGAATACTACGATGTCTGCCTCAGAGTTAATAAACTTCCATTGCTTTACGCTTTTAGGGGATATAACTTCCTTTTTTTCTATTGCCATAAGGTATCCTTATTAGCTAATCAACCTCAAGTCTGTTGTAAACTCAGCATCGTTAATGTCGTCACCACCACTACCTTCTTCTGATAACAAGGAGTTTCTGATTTCAGCCTGTTGAATCTGAACATCATAATGACGCATTTGTTTAACCATAACTTTTTGTCGGTCAATCTGTGCTAATATGTTAGTTGTTTGAGAAAGAATAAACTTAGCAGCATTTAATCTATCAGCGTCTTTAGCTTCTTGCTTACGCATAATCTCTACAACAACATTTGTTGCTTCTGAATTAAACGAGTTTAACAACTTAGCTAAAGATTTTAGATTAGCTGTACCCGTAGGCTGATTAGCTGTGATTTCTTCAAACGGTTTTAGTTTTTCTTGACTTGCTTTTGCAAACTCATCGTTTGTTTTATATTTTCTTACTGTCATACTAATTCCTTTACAGCTAGTGAGAATTTAATTTATTATTTTAATTTAATGGCCGCGTATAATTAAGCTGCGCGGTACACATCGTTAATAAACGACATTCAGCTACCTCTTTCAACAAAAATGTTGGTGAGCAATAAGTCACAAACAACCCGAATAGGAGACCCCCGTTCCGTTTATGCTGTTTGTAATTAAGTCTCAGCGATGATATAACTTAGTCGTTAAATCATTCTTACCTACGCTTGGGTAGACTGAAATAAAAACCTGTCAATTTGAGCATTGTTAAGAGGCTTGTCAGGTATGTTGTAAAGAACCTAGTCTGGTACGCTTGTATCAGAGGCGAACTAGGTGTTGTTAATTCTTGCCAAGCAGGACGTACCTTAATGCTTGGTCTTGAATGTTAGATGCCTTTGGTAGAGCTAAAGCAAAATAAGAAGTAAGTAGTCTTCCATGACCTAAGTGTGAGAGAGAGGCACACTACTTACTATAAACATTCCATTGCACTTGATGGATGAATTAATGCTATTCCTTAGACCTTTTCATCTCTTATTTGATATAATAATAATCAACAGTATATTAACACAATTTAATAGAATATGCAAGCGGTATTTGCTAAAATACGCACTCACAAGGCTTTTGGTCTTCATCTATGTTTATAGTTTTTATAATGCGTCTTGCCCTTGCTGCAAATGTTCTCCCATCTTCATGTTCGGTTGTATCAACATTTGCCTCTGCAAGTGTTCGGAACTCATCCTCTAGCTCATACAGATAATCATTCTTCATAATACTATGTCCAATAACATCTTCTGCTATTTTAGCCTTTTCAAACAAATCTCTACGGTGCAGGTACACTAAGTACCAGTGTTGTTTACCTGCTTTTAAACAGCCAGTGCAATTTGCGTGTTTCCAAACGGAGTATGTATTGGGCGGAGTTATACCTATTTCAAGTGTACTGTGAATTGTTCTGTCTTTCCACAAAGCTAGTGGATAGTCACTCATATAGCCATCTGATAAAAGAATGCCAACACGTCTCTGTATCCGCGCTGTTTCATTAGCATCAAACCCATAATAAATTATACAATCTTTTAAAACCGTTTTCTCTTTATCTCTGGGGAAGTTTTCTTTCAAGTAATACTTAAACGGCTCTGTTTTTAGTTTGAATGTGCATTGTACAGAGTCATGCCCAAACTTAAAGCCTTTACTTTCTAGTGCGACATCGAATTGGTCTTTTGTATCAAAATCTTTGTTATTAGCGAAAGTGATTGGTAATTGCAGGTAGTCAGCAACCTCTTTTTTAAATCTTTTAATGTCTTCATTTTCAACAGAGCTGTTAATATCGTGGTTTAATAAGACAACATTTTCCTTCCCATATTTTCTTACTACCTCAATAGCTACCAATGCGCTGCTATGCCCACCAGAGTAACACACGATATGCTTGCCGACCAACTCATTTAAGTTTGCATTCATTTTTTGTACCTATTAGTTTGTGAATGTGCATTGTATCAGAGTTTACCACAATGTCAACACAAATCACTCACAATATCTTGTAAACTGTATTCCACTGATACCAACTAAATCTTCTGTCAGCCCACCAAGCACAAATTCATGCTCGTATTGTTCATCTTGAGAAGCAAATATACACTTATTGCATAAGTCATTCCAACTACCGTCAGGAAGCTGTTTAGCCATCTCTGACTGCTTCATTTGACCATTACAGGAGCGACAACGGCACATATACTTTCCTTGTTATTATTATTTATCCACTCCAAAACACAGTTACGCATCTCTTCAACAACGCTCTCGTCATAAAGCGGTAGGCCATATTCATAACTGTTGTGGTAAGCTGCTATTGCATCTAATGATTCTAGTAGATTATCAATTTTATTGTTTTTCATTTTGCACCTATTTAGTGACACTATTTAGTGACACTATTTAGTGACACTATCCACCCAATCTTGTAATGATTTTAACTTTTGTTCTGTTTCTTTACAGATTGTAGATTCAACATTATGTTGCAAGATAACATCTGAAAGTTTTATATCGGTTTCTTTTAGTTTTAATGTTGTTATTGATACAGCAGGACGCATCAACAATTCAGGCGGCTCACTCACTATTCGATGCGTTCCATAACAGCCCGAAAGAGTTAGGAATGACACAACCACTATCAACATCTTTTGTGATGTACACAGGAACTTCTTTGATAACTGTTTCACCTTTCTGCCTCACTACTTTCACTTTATCAACATACTCTGTCACTGTCTTAACAGATGCTTGTTCTTGCTTAACAGCAGCCTTTAATGCAACAACCTCTTGCTTTCTAAGCTCTTGTGTCTTACCTGTGTGAAATCCGATAATATAGGAGGACACAATAAAAACAATAACTGCTAGGATTTTATATTGTGTCATGTTACACCTATTTATTTAATAATTTTAATTAAATGGCCTCGTTAGCAGGACTCAAACCTGCGACCAACTCGGTAGAAACAAGTTGCTCTATTCAACTGAGCTATAACGAGGTAACACCTAAGCCTATATTTAGATACTACCACGTTTTCTAGCTTTGTCTATAGGTTTTTACAAAAGAGTTACAAACTATTTATTTGCACTCACTTGGATTATCATTACAATACTGCACCCAACCCATAGGCACATAAGACTCATCACCAAGCACAGGTTTGAGTGTATTGCTTGTTGTGCAAGCTGATAGAATCACTGCCACGCCAATAATTTTAACCATTTGCCATTGCATAACATCGACTCCCATTTGTATGGTAACTCAACAGGACTAATCGGGTAGTTGTAATTGTTATCTAAAATAAAACTGCCCTTGTCTGTCTCAACCCACAATACACAATGTCCTTGACCATCAGGCATATAACACACGCACAAGCCTAGTTTATCGCTTGGCCACCCTTGCTCTAACAGCAGTTTACGCTTGAGCAAAGCATAATCTTCACAATCGCCAAAAGAAGTAGGCAAACACCAATGCTCAGGTGTGCCGTATTGCGCTAAATCCGTTTTATAAGTGACTGACGCATTAACATCACTATTAATGCGCTCGGCTAGACTATAGCTATTCACTGACAGCTTCTAGCGCACAACAACAACCGCGCTCTGATTGTAGAGCCTCAGTAATTGCTTGAGACTCCTCAAACGTACATTCAACTGTTTCTCCAGTTTCAACAAACTTGCCGTTCTGTTCAACTAGAATTTTATAAATCATGGTGCTTTATACCCCTGTGCGTTTACATAAATTGAACCTGTGCCTGTTGCAGTTAGACAAGCAGCCTCTAAGAGGGTGTTAGACGACCCCCGTAGAGGTGGGTGAAACCTAATGTTCTGAATACCTACAGTTCCTGCCGTGCCTATTTTAGCTCTCCACAGAGCAGCTCCACCAACCCCGTCCCGTATGACTACTTCCGTTGCTGTACCTAGTGTATCCGAAGATACTTGCAACGAAGTGATGTAATTTCTTACGCCACTTCCCGCTCCAGCTGCTAGAGAGACAGCAGTAGTCGTGTTTGTAATACCGCCAGATGCGGCAACATAACTCCACTCGTTTTCAGGGATAGCATCTAAACGAACAATTTGACGACCATCTATTGTAGAGATTGGACGAACTGCTGACGCATTTGCAACGC